AGCACCGCTTACGGTTTATCATGTCGTAATATACGATTAAACAAGGCTGATGTTTATCTGAACTATGACAACATGGACGATTGGTATAAAACGCTTGTGCATGAACTTATACACATACAAACAACGTCAATGGTAATGACCGCAATCGCATATTTTGAAGAAAAACATTCATACTTCACGGACATATACGAATCCATGGTAGATAAGCAGGCTGTTGTATTTTGCAAGGTATATCCTGTTACTAATTTTGACGAGATCATAAAAGGTGAAAAATGAGTTTACCCGAAAACGTCACTAAACTTATCAGCACATATCAAGCCTCACAAGCAAGGCTTATTGACATTATCGCAAAAGCGGAACTCAAAGGGAATGTAACCGCATACCGAAAAGCCATACTTGCCGACATAAATCACGAAATCAGCAAACTTGACGCATATTCTAAGAAGTGGGCGGCACAGGAAATCAAGGCGGCTTATGCGTCTGGGGTAAATAGCGTAATGGCAGAAGTCGCAGCCAAGGGCATTGATATAACCGTTGCATCCATTAATAAGAGCGTTGTTAAGAATTTAGTTGATAATGTGACAGGTCAGTTACTCGAAGCGACAAACTATGTCGGCAGAAGATTAGCGGATGACATCAGAAAGACATCACTTGAAGCGATTGCAATGAAAGTATCTTCAGGCGATACGGTCAAACAAGCTAAGGAACTACTCATTCAGAAACTGTCAGAAAGCGGCGTGACTTCCATTGTTGACAAATCAGGCAGGGCGATAAACCTTGAATCCTATGCGTCAATGGTGGCAAGAACGACCACAAGGGAAGCCACAAACAGGGGAACAATAAATGCGGTGCAGAGCGTTGACGGCGATTTGGTTCAAATCTCATCACACAATTCACCATGTCCGATATGTTCGGTCTACGAGGGGCGTATTTATTCAATTAGCGGAAATGATAAGAGATACCCTAAGTTGGATGATGTTTTCGCGAATGGATATTCGACCATACATCCTAATTGTAAGCATGTAGTTACCCCGTACTTCGAGGAGTTTGACGATAACGCGGAGGAAAACAGGAAGCAGAGCAACCGCCCATTTGTTGTCGATAAGGATAAAAAGGCAGACATTGAAGCGTACTATCGCGATCAGGCAACCAAGGCGGCTCGCAGGGCAGACAGAAACCTATACGAAAAGGTGAAACTTGTCGCGCCTAAGGAAGCTCCTAAGACATTCAGCGGGTTTAGGTCTATGAAAAGGGCAGATAGCGTTAAGTATCAGCAGATAATTATAGAGATTAAAAAACCTTAACAGTTCCCTTGCAAATAAAAAATCGTTATGTTATATTGAAGTAAATGAACATAAAGCCATGATTGGCACAGGAGGACATAGATATGTCAGAAACAGAAGTAAAAGGCACAGCAACGCTTATTCCAGAATCAACAGAGGGCAAGACATTTTCAGAAGATTATGTTAAAACTATCAGGGAAGAAGCAAAAGAAAACAGAATTGCGCGAAAAGCGGCAGAATCAGATCTCGAAGCGGTAGAACTGAAATTCAAGACATTCTTAGGACTAAAGCCTGATGATGAACTGAAAGACGACTACATAACCGCATATAAAATAGATCAAGAAAGCAAACTTGCCGCGACGCTCCAGAAAGCCAATGAAAGACTATTACAGGCAGAAATCAAGTCCCTTGATGGGTATGATTCCAAACTTGTAAGCAGACTGCTTGACCGCACTAAGGCAAAGATAGCCGATGACGGAACAGTAACAGGCTTGAAAGAAGCGATAGCGGCATTGGAAGCAGAGTTCCCACAGGTAAAAACTAATGAAAGCGTGTCGGGCGCGAACCCACCGCAGACCAATGCGATCGAATCGTACGAACAGCAGCTTAAGCAGGCTCAAACTGTCGGCGATACGGTTGCCGTAATAGCCTTGACGAATAAGATTTTTGAGTTGAGGCACAAATAATAACAAGGAGATAATAAAATGGCTAACGAAGCAACGGGTACAATCTGGGGATTGCCCAATTACACAGGGGCGCTCTTTACGAGCGACATGATCAATACACCGTTTCTGTCCATGATAGGCGGACTTACGGGCGGAAGAATGACAACGAATTTTGAATTTCCGACGACATCGGAGTACAACCACGAATCATTGTCACAGGAAAACATCACAGAGGATGAATCAATAGCAGGTGTTACTGCTGTCAACTATGTCCGCGAACAGAAAAAGAATGTTACGCAGATATTCCAGGAAGAAATCATCCTGTCATATGTGAAACAGTCTAATGTTGGCAGACTTAGCGGAATAAATACCGCAGGCGCTGCAAATAACGTAATAAGTGAAAAAGATTGGCAGATTGCCAAAGCTCTCGAAGCAATCGCCCGTAAGGTAGAATGGCACTTTTTGCAGGGTACATACAACCTTGCAGGCGCAGCTAACGCAGCGAATCAGACAAGGGGCATGATAGCAGCCGCTGCTCTGGCTTCCAATACATTGGCAGCCGCAGGCGCAGCACTCACCAAAACACTCATGGATAGCATATTGCTTACAATGTTCACCGCAGGCGCAGTATTCAAGAATCCCGTAATATTCTGCGGCGGATTCCAGAAGCAGAAACTTTCCGCGATTTACGGATATGCTCCCGAAGATAGAAATATCGGCGGGGTAAGCGTGAAGCAGATCGAAACCGACTACGGCAATATCGGTGTGGCAAATCCTCACAGAATGATGCCCGCGTCAACTCTGTTGATAGCAGATGTGGCTATGTGCGCACCTGTATTTCAGCCCGTACCGAATAAAGGAAATCTGTTCTATGAGGAACTCGCAAAAACAGGCGCAGCTGACAGCGGTCAGATATTCGGTCAGATCGGTCTTGACTACGGTCCCGCATGGGCGCATGGAACGATAACAGGACTTGCAACAGCATAGTTAAAATAATGGAACAAATGGGGAGGGAATACCTCCCCTACATTGAAAGGTGGTAAGTAAAATGAGTTGGTCTTTGAATGAATTAAGAAATCCCGCGTTAAGAAACTTTTTCGCTAAGATATTTGGCAATCCCGACTTAACGGCGGCAAAGAAAGTAACAATAGAAGCAGCTGACGCCACAACAGGCATCGGCAAGATAGAACTCGGCACAACAGCAATTCCGCAGGTTCTGAGCGCAAATCCAGGCGCAGGGGTGATAGGCGAAACGATCAATATCAGCCACTCCGCAGGCGCGGGTAATTGCGACGACCTTATCGGATCATACGCAAAAGTAGCCGTAACAGGCGCAGGCGACGCGGGCATTACCGTTGTTGGAAACGCATCAAGGGCATATGTCGGAAGCACGGCAGACGATTCAGTTGCCGCACAGGCATACGGAAGCCAACCATGGGCTAAGCACACAGGCACAGGCGCTATAACCGCCATGTCGGGATTATCTGCGAAATGTGATGTAACAGCCGACGCTTTCACCGCAAGTACAGTAAACGCGATACACGCTCATATAGACGGCGCAGCCGCAGTAACGGGGCAGTTTGACGGTGAAATGATTGAGGTTTATCCCGATGTCACTTCATTGGGTTCAGCTCTTGCCATAGCGATAGATACAGGCGCAACAGTAGCGGCATCTATAAGGCAGACAGGCTCTACAACTAATTTCCTCGACATAGCCGAGGGAACTTCCGCGGTAGTGGCGGCAGGGTCAACGATACATCACGATCCTAATGCTGTAACCTCTGACGCTTATCTGAAAGTCAAGATAGGCGCTGTGGTATACGCATTACCGTTATATGTATTGAACGCATAATCACAAGGGGCGGGGTAACTCGCCCCTATTTCCATAAGGAGGATGAAATGAAATTTTACGGAGTTGGTGCGGTTTGGGATAAGGACAATGAAAAGGTGCTGTGTGTGTTTACAAATGGCGAACTTGACACAGACGATAATGATATTATATCAAAACTCGTCGCCCTTGGTTACAGACATGACAGAGATGTTATTGAGGTGACAACTATGAGCGATGCGACCGAAAAAGTAATACAGGGAGTAACCGATCTAAACATAAAAACTGACGAAGAAATCAAAGCCTTAGCGAAAAAGGCTAAAATAAAAGGATATGGATTGATGACAAGAGAAAAGCTGATACAGCTATTACAGGAGGCATGACATGAGTATACCAAGAATCACGCAGATAATGGAAAATTACTATGCGCCGACATTCTCAAATACCACAGGAGCGGCGGCGATCGCTAAGACCGTGACGGCGGCAACTGCATGGGATCTATACGAAATAAGAATACATCTAAGCGCAGCGGGCGGTGAGGGAAATCTTACCGCGACAATGGATGCAGCAGCAGGGGCGGCTTATGATGTCCTTTTGTTGACACAAGACATGACCGCACAGACTGACTATGTGTATCATCCCGAATATCCGATACACTTCGCGGCAGGTGACGAGTTGGATATAGCATGGGCCAATGCGCAGACCAAAACTTACGGATTGACCGTGATATACAGAGCGACGGTGTAGGAGGCTGATATGGCTATCGTGGTCGGAACTGATACATACATTTCATTAGCGGATGCACAGACGTATCTTTCGGGGCATTATATTTCCACCGATTCCAAAATGTCAGCATGGAACGCGCTGAACGATGCGGACCAGGAGATACTCTTAAAAAAAGCCACTCTGATAATAGACCGTCAGCCACTCGTGGGATATAAGGCTACGGAAGCACAGGCCCTCGCATTTCCGAGGACTATATATAGCGAAGTTCCGAACGAACTATATAATTCGCCGATATTTTATTCGGATCATTGGTACACACAGACCGCAGTTCCAAATGAGGTCAAATACGCTCAATGCGAGATAGCCATTGAGATGGTCGCAGGAACGTCAAACAGAGCTTCTCTGCAAAGGCAGGGTGTTAAGTCATTTACTTTAGGAAACCTGTCAGAAACCTATTCAGGCGCGCAGAACAGCCTTGTGAGCTATGAAGCGAAACAACTACTCGCACCATACGCGGGAGGGGGATTCAGAATAGCATGATCGAATTATATATGAATCAATCTCTCACATGGAAGCACTCCGTATCAGTCAACGAATATAACGAATCGACTTTCTCCACGTCTACAATAAAAGGCAGAAAAGAAACAGGGCATAAGATCGTCAGGGATAACCACGGAGAAGAGGTCGTATCATCAGCAAGGGTGTTCACGCAATCTTTAGTAGTCTGTGACGACTTTATTGACGACGAATTAGTCTTATCGGTCGAAACAGGGATTGACCTTGACGGATCTGTCGGATATTACACGGTGTATCTCAAATGAAAATAGTATTAGAGGGCGTTGACGAACTAAATAAGATATTGAAATCCATTCCCGCAAGGTGCAATAAAGCCGTAAATAAGACACTAAAGAAGATAACCGAGGATCTGAAAGGCAAGGCGCAGAGATTAGCGCCTGTCGATTTGGGGGATTTGAGGGGTAGCGCTTTTGCGGAAGTGAATGACTTAGACGGAACTGTCGGATTTACCGAACCTTACGCGACAAGACAGCACGAAGAAATCAGTTATAATCATCCAAAAGGCGGTGAACCGAAATATCTCGAAAAGCCATATAAGGCGAACAGGGATAAATATATCAAAGCAATCGGTGACGCGATTAAAAACGAGGTAGAAAAGTGAGCTTATCAACAGAGGTCAAATCATTGTTATCGACAGTATCGGGTTTATATATCGGTGATATGCCGAAAACTCCTGATAACGCGGTGGCGATTTACAATACGGGCGGGTATAAAAGAGATCTGACGGGAACGTATGTTGAAGAACCGACTTTCATGATCCATGTCAGGAACTCCTCATACGCAGCGGGTGAAACCGTGTGCAGCGCAGTAATGGATCTCTTGCACGGACACACAACAACTAAACTGATGATGATCGAGAATGAATCAGGGCCAATGGATTTAGGGCGGGATGAAAACAACAGACCGAAATGGAGCATGAATTTTCGTTGTTATTACCGCAAATAAGTGGTATTATTAGACTAATAATATAGAACTTTATAGCGCGATAAGCGCAGAAATAGGAGGACAGATCAATGGCTGAACTGGCTGGAAAAACAAACAAGGTGTATATTTTATCTACTGTTATGGAAGCAACAACAGGCGCGGCAGTTTTGGGATGTGACAACGCAAGTTATGGAACTTTGTGTGACATACTTGACATAACATCATTTGGTGATACGAACTA